CAATGGGCTTGTCGTGCTTTTTCATTTTTTTGCCGTTTTAGCAGATTGTTTAAATGCCTCGGCAGTAGGTGCGCCATTTGTGCCAGGCTTTCTCATCTTTTCTACTTTTTTACCCTCAGCCTTTTCACGGGCTATACGTTCCTGTTTTTTATGGATATTCGCATAAAGTCCAGTTGCCATTATTCAGTCTCCTCAATAAAACATACATCTTGCCAACTCATAACAATCATGTTCTCATCATTGTTCTTGAAATTAGTATACTTTAAGTATTCATCTTTGTAATCTTTGGCTAGTGTACCAAAGTAAATCTTATCGCCTACCTTTAAACCTTCTTCTGCTGCCTCATCTCCAACTGCCGTAACATACCCTACGGTGTCAGCTTCTGCACTTTGAATATAAAGAGTGGACTGAATGCGCTTTTCAGGTCTGACAAATATCTTGTCTCTTAATGGCTTAATCATTTGCGTGGTTTCCCACGTTTGGCAGGTGTAGTTTCACCATTGGAAAAAACGCCCAAGGGGTTAACCTCGGGCAAAATGGCTTTCTCTGCAAATTCTCCGCACCATTCATTCATGCTACGGTTTTGGTAATAAGGATAGCGTCTGCATACCCCTAAATTACCGCCTATATAGTACGAACAAGCACTACAATTGGAAACAGTCATATCAACTCCACTTAGTTGTTGTGATTAGAAGTGCCGCCTTGATGCTCCTTGGCGGCATTTCGCTTTTATCTGTATTCTGAACGCTCGTGCTCGTAGCAGCTCTTTTCTGAAGAACCGCCTTTCATTTCACCCATGCGTCCATCGTGCTTGCCCATGTGTGAGCTGTCCCTTGAACCAATCCCGTCCATCTTGCCCATGCCTACACCACCAGCGATAGGCATTTTACGCTCTCCGCTTGTGTCGCTAGACAATGCACCCTTTGGGATTTTCTCGCCTGACATACCAGGACGCATAACTTCTTTGTCAACCATTGATGCGCCAACTTTCTTCTCGCCTGTGCTGTCAGAAGACTTTGCACCTTTTGGCATTTTTTCCATATTCATGTAACCCATGATGTAATCCTTTAGTTTCTTTGCAAAAAACACTACCTTTTGGCAGTATTTTAACTATAGCACAAATTCAAATTAGTTCAAATCTTTAAGTTTGGGCGTAAGTCTGTATTTGTAAAAACCCCTTGTTATGTGCAATCTTTCCACCAAATGCGCCCCAAAGCGTGGCTTTCTTAAATGCCTTAATTGGGCACTAATGCTCGCCTCGGGGTCACCTGTTTTTTCAGCTATTTCTTTCAATGAATACCAATTTTGATCGCAAACTGCATTCCAAACCCGTAAAAGTTGGCCAGTAAGCCTAACATCATCACGTTTTGGTAAGTAATCGTCTCCATCAAACCTTAGTGGCATTTGAAATGGCATGATTTATCCTAAAAAGGTATAGAGTCATCCAAATTGTCAAAATTACCCACTCTTGGCGCACGAGCAGCCTGTGGATTGGGTACACCGCCATCGTCATACGGATCATTCATGTAGCACCATCCATCCCAACCGCCCTCTTTAAGTGGAATGCTGTCTATTTTTAACATTGGACCTTTGGATGTGTCAATCACAGACCCGATTCTTGAGTAACGATTCTTTTTTTGGCCATTCTTATCTGTATAAGTACCTGTAATTACTTTGATTTCTTTTAATATCTTGCTCATTTAATATTCCTTAAAATTTTAACTTTTTCGTCAATTTCTGCTAAAAATAGCGTTACTTCTTCTTCCAACATCTTGATGTATAAATCGTTTCTTTCGACCCTTTGCACAAAAATTTGTAGATTTTCAGGCATTCTCGGGTCAAAACTGACGAAATCGCACCACTTTCTACCAGTACACGCTAATTGCCATTGCATTTGTGGCATATACTTAGTGGGCACTTTCTGATTGAGCAGGGTCTCCATTTGTGTTTTACTTTCAGGGCATTTGATTTCTACTAGTCCATCTTCTCCCACAAATCCGTCAGGACTTGCACCCGCCATCTCAATTGTTGGGTGCGTAATAAAACCCACCTCATCTACAAATACATCCCTGTATATTTCGTAGTGCTGCCTAGCTTGTGGCTCAGTAGCTGTTCCCCATTCCATTGCTGCATTTGTATAAAACTCTGCCTGTTGCCCAGTTAACCTTTCTAAAGTTAATTGGGTGCTGTAGTTCTCTCTAGATGCGCTAGGTCCTGTTTTTGTCTTGGCTATGACGTTTGCTATAGCTGATGCTGTAACTTTGCCCAAACGTTGTTTAAACCATTCTTCGGTGCGTTGTTCTATCATTTTTTATCCTCTTTCATAAGGTCACAAAGAAAATCATTTAATTCTTCGTTTTGTTCTATTAATTCTGTAATTTGTTCTTTTAAATGTTTGTTTTGCAATTGCAGTTCTTTATTTTTCCTAAAATAAAACTGTTGAGAATTAAAACCAATTTTGTTATAGCTTACTAATAATTCAAAACACAATTCTTTCTGTTCATCAGTCATTCCAAACCCCTGGTTAATATTTTTAAAGCACAAATCTGCGTCTTGAAGTCATCTTCGTTAATACAGATTTCGGCACATTCTTCCCTTTCCAATTCGGCAATCATTCCAGCAAAATATATAAAGTTATCAACATTCATATCAACAGAATACTTGTGAAAGCCTGCCTCAATTGCAATTTCAACAATAGTTTTTTTAGAAATCATCGTCATCTTTCGGTATAAGTTGATAATGTCCGCAGATTGCACAATGCAAATGTTTACGGGTTTCTGTTATTTCCAACTCGCCTAGATCGCAAACTGGGCAAGGTATGTCATCTAATACATCATCCATTTATTAACCCCTTTAGTTCGTCTTTGACTTTAATGACCATTGTTTCCCATTCTTTTTCAGAATGACAGGCTTGTAATGCAATCTTATAACTAGCAAACAATTGCTCTTTTGTTTCACACGTTCTCATCTTGTCAATCAATAAACCAAGTTTTTCAGGCTCTACATGGCTTTTAACTGGTAGATTAAGTTTTGGCTTTGACGCTTGGTTGCCGTCATCGTCTTCAGGAGCTATACCGCAAGCAGCCATCAAGCTATACCGCCTAGCGTATGTCAAAGCACTAGCGTAACCCTGTGGATCGTGTTTGATAGCTGGAAAGTGCAATAAACCACATTCAAGTGACTCTCCACTTTCGTGGATAAAGATGGTTTCTAAAATAATGCCGTTTTCGCAGTCATAAGTTTTTTGTAACAAATAAATGCCGTTGTCGTTTAATGCGTCTATAACCGCTTCAACGCACCCAGCCAAGTCAACGTATCGACTTTTAAAATGTGGGTTTACAGACTGCTTTAAAGCGGGATTAAACGCCTTTTGTGCTTTTACCAAAGCTGTTGCTATTTCTTTCATGCTAAATCTTTCATAACGTCTTTAATTTGTTCGATTGTTGATTCCAACTCTTGCTTTAAAAATTCCACTTCAGCACACAAACGCTCGGTCTGTGATTTGTAATAACCTACTTGAAATGCCAAATTGCTTTGATGGCCATACTTGTTCATTGCGTCTTCACACGCAGTAACGATTAATTTAAATTCGTTCATACTGCCCTCCAAAAGAAAAGGTCTAACAATAAAACAACAAAACCTACAATACTAACTAAAGTAATTGCAATGTCTGATGCTGTAAATTGTTTGTAGGGTTTGATAATTGCTGCGCCATATTCCATAGTTTGTGGAAAGGCTTCAATGATTGTTCTTGGTGTCATGGCTTTAAATCTCCTGTAATGATTAAGGCTTGATTAATAATGTGTGGTGGGTAAGGTATGCCAACCTTTACCTGGTCTAGGATAAGATTGGCTTCTAGGCGTGACATTAACTGTTCAGCCATTCTTCGTATGTTTTTAGTGGTGCGCCATTGTTTGTAATGTCACCGCCTTGGCCATTGTCGGCACAAGCTAAATATATTTGGTACTCTTGATCGTTAGTACCACGAATTTGGGTTTGAAATGTATCTAATAATTCAATTTGCATTTTGTTTGCTTTCTTAAAAGACCGCTTGCTATGTGCTACGGCATGATTGAAGTATAAGCCATCTTATAAATACTATGCAAGCAATAAAAATAATGACCTTATACTTTACTTGGTTATAATGTGGCTTATAATAGACACATGGACAAAAATAAAGCAATTCAATTAGCAGGCTCACAAATTGAGCTTGCCAAGATACTAGGCATCTCTCAGGCGGCAATAAGCCAATGGAAAGATATTCCCCAGGCTAGAATTTGGCAATTACAAATATTGCATCCTGAATGGTTTATTAATTGTTAAATTAGGTTATAATGAAATTGTTGTCGTAACGGTCAACGGATTTGTAAAGCCATTTACTCATGCGTCTTGCTCTCAGCAATGGGAGACCGTTACCAAGATGCAGCAGTAAGTGGCTTTTTTTATTGTTGAATGACAACCGTACTCCACACGTTAGCAGAGCATTTGAATGGATGGCTTGGAAGAAAACACCGCACACAGATACACCCCTGTGCAAAACGTGACCGAACTTGGTTTAGGTATCGGTAAAGCAATTGGTAACTCAGGTGGAAAACTAGGCCAGTTGTATAAGATGAATAGACCCGTCATGCGAGCTTGGATTTAATTTCTATTTAAGATAACTTATGATAACTGTAGCTGAGATTAGATTGGAGAGGGAGTGGTATATCCACCCTAGGCATAACTATGTCCAAAACAAGGAGAATTATGAATGAGTTGGCTTTATTCGCAGGCGCTGGTGGAGGAATACTTGGGGGACATCTTCTTGGATGGAGAACAGTCTGTGCAGTCGAGTGGGAACAATACCCAGCAAGCGTATTGTGCGCCCGACAAAATGAAAAAATTCTCCCGCCTTTCCCGATTTGGGATGATGTTCAAACCTTTGACGGAAAACCTTGGAGAGGAATTGCTCAAGTCGTATCTGGGGGCTTTCCCTGTCAAGACATATCAGCCGCTGGAAAAGGAGACGGACTTGATGGTGAACGATCAGGAATGTGGAGAGAGATGGCACGGATTATTGGCGAGGTACAACCACAATACGCATTCGTGGAAAACAGTCCAATGCTCACTTCTAGAGGACTTGGAACAGTCCTTGGAAATTTGGCCGAGATGGGGTTT